CAGCAGGAGATGAAGTAACCGGGAAGTTGAAGATAACAGCGGAAAAACTTAAGAAATTAAAGGAAACTTTCAAGAAGCAAAAGAAAATACTAGACGAATAATGCCATTTAAATCAGAAAAACAAAGACGCTATATGCATGCGAACCTTCCAAAAATCGCACAGCAATGGGAAAAGAAATATAAAAAAGGTGGAAGAGTAAAAGTTAATGAAGGTGGCTATATAGGGAAAGCCATTCGAAGTGAGTATGGTGGAGTTAAATTATCAAATCCATCCTATGAGAAATATTATAAAGGCATGATCTAGTGGATCCCTTAGTTATCGTTGCTAAGCTACAAAAAATCATCCGAGACAATCTTCAACGTGTTGGTGACGCCATGATCAGTGGTAGTGTTGACAACATGGAGAAATATCAATATATGTTAGGACAAGCGCGTACATATCAGTACATGCTTCAGGAAATCTCTAACCTGCTAAAAGCAAAGGAGCAAAAAGATGAACAAGGAAACGTTATCGACATCGGAAAAGGAAGTCCCAAAACATAAAAATGCTTTGGAAGAAAAGTACCAACACGAAGAAAAAGAACCTTTAAATCCCGAAAATATTAAAGAACAAAAATCCCTGTTGCCTGAGCCTAGCGGCTGGCGACTTTTAGTTTTACCCTTTACACCAAAGGAAAAAACTAAAGGCGGAATTTTAATCGCACAAGAATCATTAGACAAATTACGTATCGCTACTAATTGCGGTTATGTACTCAAGATGGGTCCGTTGGCTTATCATGATAAAGAAAAGTTTCCAACGGGACCGTGGTGCAAAACAGGACAGTGGGTCATATTTGCACGCTACGCAGGATCACGATTACCCATAGAAGGTGGAGAAGTTCGTATATTAAATGACGACGAAGTTTTAGGAACGATACAAAATCCTGAAGCGGTACTTCACCATAATTAATCATAGGAGAAACTATGCCAGACGAAGAAAAAACAGTAGATATTGATACAACCGGCCCAGGCGCTGAAGTAGATATATCCGAAGAAAAAAAAGAAGAGGTTGTCGAGACGGTTGAACCCGTTATCGAAGAAATAAAAGAAGAAGTAAAAGAAGAAGAAAAAGTAGAAGAGAAAAAAGAACCAGAGACCACGGACCAGGAAACAAAAGAAGAAAAACCAAAAGAAGAATTAGAACAATACAGTGAAGGTGTTCAGAAAAGAATTTCTAAGCTAACTAAAAAGTGGAGAGAAGCGGAAAGACAAAAAGAAGCCGCAGTCGAATTCGCTCGAGGTGGCCAAGCAGAACTTTCTGAACTTCGAACTAGACTTACTAAACTTGAACCGAGCTACGTAAAAGCCATTGAGAACAGAGTTACCTCTGGGCTTGAAGCAGCTAAAGCTAAACTGACAACTGCAAGAGAAGCTGGAGATATCAACTCAGAAGTTGATGCTCAAAGAGATATTGCTAAGCTAACGGTTGAAGAAACAAGATTGAATGCTTTAAAAGAACGTCAATCTCAAGACAAAGAACGAACTGTAAGAACACCATCTTTAGACCAAAGTCTGCAGGGGCAAACACCTCCGCCAGATCCGAGAGCTGAAGACTGGGCGTCAAAAAATGATTGGTTTGGTAAAGATAATGCCATGACCTATACGGCTTTTGACTTACATAAGAAACTAACCGAGCAAGAAGGGTTCGACCCTAATTCTCCCGAATATTATGCGGAAATAGATAAAAGAATAAGAGTTGACTTCCCACATAAATTTGGTAATAATACGTCTCAGGAATCGACTAACCGAACACAAATAGTAGCTTCAGCGAAGCGAAGTGTTCACCCAGGTCGCAAAACTGTGAGACTCACATCCTCTCAGGTAGCAATCGCCAAAAAATTAGGTGTGCCACTAGAAGAATATGCGAAACAATTAAAAATCACGAAGGAGGCATAAGCATATGCAAAACGACGACAAAATGAAAACTTCCCGTGCGAGCCAGACAAGAGAAAAAACATCTCAAAAAAAAGTTTGGACTCCACCATCATCTTTAGATGCACCCCCTGCGCCAGATGGGTATCAACACAGATGGATAAGAGCCGAAACTATGGGCTTTGATGATTCAAAGAACATGGCCGGTAGACTAAGATCAGGATACGAACTCGTAAGAGGAGATGCGTATCAAGGATCTGAATATCCAGTGATATCAGAAGGTAAATACAAAGGGGTAATCGGAGTTGGTGGCCTTTTGCTTGCAAAGGTACCGATAGAGGTTGTTAAATCGCGCGAAGCATACTTTGATGGTATGACTAAAGACGCAAATGACGCGATTGAAAATGACCTTATGAAGGAGCAACACCCAGGAATGCCAATCAACGCTGAGAGGCAGTCCCGTGTAACCTTCGGTGGAACAAAGAAAAACTAATTTATTAGCGATTCCTAATCCAACGAAATTTAAATAAACCGTTCATAATTTTATTATTATGAGCATTAGGAGAAAAATACTATGGCAAATCAAGACGCAGCTTTTGGTTTCAGACCTACAAGATCACTTGTGGGTGGACAAATCAGAACTGAAGAATATGCAATAGCTAATAACTACAATACAGCAATTTATACTGGTCAAGTAGTTGAAGCGGTTGCAGCAGGTGGTATTGAAGCAGCAGCGGCAGGAGACACACAAGTAGCAGGTGTTTTCGGTGGCGTGTTTTATACTGACCCAACAACAAGTAAACCAACATGGAAAGCTTATTATCCAGCAAGCACTAATGCTTCTGATCTTAAAGCTTCCGTATATGCAGACCCAGAGATCGTGTATGAAGCACAACATTCTGGTACAGGAACAGCAGCAATGAATAATTCAGGAATGGACTTCGCAGGAGTAGCAGGATCTACAACTACAGGTCAATCAACTTCTGAGTTAGACACGTCTGATTCTGGAACCGGTGGTAACTTCAAACAAATCGGAATCTCAAAAGATCCCGAAAATAGCGATACGAGTACAGCTAATGCCAACGCTTATTGCGTTGCCAATACTGGTCTTCATATCTTTAAACTAACAACAGCCGTATAATAGGAGATATATAATCATGGCAATATCACGATCACAACTAGTTAAAGAACTAGAGCCAGGTTTGAATGCACTATTCGGCTTGGAGTACAAAAACTACGCTAACGAACATGCAGAAATTTTCAGTTCAGAAAATTCAGACAGAGCTTTTGAAGAAGAAGTTATGTTATCTGGATTTGGAAATGCTGCTGTAAAACCTGAAGGTCAAAGTGTTAACTACGACGCAGCACAAGAAACTTTCACGGCTCGTTACACGCATGAAACGCTTGCTTTAGCGTTTTCAATCACTGAAGAAGCGATTGAAGATAACTTGTATGACAGACTTGCGTCTAGATATACAAAAGCATTAGCTAGATCTATGGCTAATTCTAAACAAGTTAAAGCAGCAAATGTTCTTAACAGAGCGTTTAACAGTTCATACACTGGCGGAGATGGTTTAGAACTTTGTTCAACAGCACACGTAATTGTTGCTGGTACTGAGCAAAATGAACTAACTACTGCTGCAGACCTTAACGAAACATCTTTAGAGCAAGCAATGATTGACATTGCAGCACTAACTGATGAACGTGGTCTGAAAATTGCGGCTAAAGGAATGAAAATGATTGTTCCTTCTGCGCTTCAATTTACTGCTGAAAGATTGATGAAATCTGTAGGTAGAGTGGGAACAGCTGATAACGATATTAATGCAGTCAAAAACATGGGGATGATACCTCAAGGTTATGTAGTAAATCACTACTTAACTGACACTGATGCATTCTTTATCAAAACAGATGTACCTAATGGACTTAAACACTTCACAAGAGCACCAATCAAAACCGCTATGGAAGGCGATTTTGAAACTGGTAACGTGAGATACAAAGCTCGAGAAAGATACAGCTTCGGCTGGTCTGACTGGAGAGGTATCTTCGGATCACCAGGTGCGTAATAAGTAAATAAGTAAATTAATGAGGCGGCCTTAAAACCGCCTCATTTCACAAATAAAGTAAGAAATACACTATGAAAACCTTCCGAGTACAAATCCGTTACCATGGGCATTATGCAGACTTCATCATTACAGCTGAAGATAATGCTAAAAGTATAGAGCAATCTATCCTTGACAAAATAGGAAAAAATGAGGTATTGTTCGAGTCTGATGGATTTACCAATAAAAAAGGTAAATGGATAACTTATGAGGAAGTTATAAATGACACAAGAACTATACAAACAGAAGAAGTCCTTGGAGTTAAGTTGGGAACAAGAGTATAACGAATCAGGTCGATATACTATTAATATGGTCGAAATTGATGAAAAAATTAAAAGTACCATCACTCAGATCAAATTAGCAGAAACCCAAGAAGCAGATCTTAGAAATAAGATTGAGGACTCAAAAGCCCAAGTTTCAGTAGCTACTTAATCTAAAAAGCTATATACGGAAAACGTCTCCGAATCACATAATCGCTTGCACTCTATTTAAAAAACCGCTATAAAAATCTTACTATACATCTTTAATAAAAAAATTAAATGTAGACGCGTATAGTCGACATCCCTAGGGACTACATTTATATATTCTAGGAGGAATATAACATGGCTAACACAACTTTTTCGGGACCCGTAAGATCGGAGAACGGATTTAAAACTATAACTAAAACTGCATCAACAGGTGTAGTACATGATAGAACTTATGGTACACCAGCAAAGGATGCAAGAAGAGCTTACTTAGAAGAAGACTTCATGCAAAGACCTGGTATCAATGCAAATATTGACCAAGTCTCTACAGTTGAAGTTCAAAGAGCTTTAAATAGAAACTGGGAAGCATTAGGAACTAACATGACTACTGCTCTATGTACATTTGCGACAACTGGCGCTGGAGTTTTAGTAACAACAGCAACAGCTGATCAAGATCAAGGTATTTTGTTACCACATTTAGATACTGCAGCGACAGCATGGGCAGGAACTTTATGGGGAACAGAAAACTCAGTTCATTTTGAAACATCACTGCAGATACCTGCACTTGATAATCAAAAAGTTTGGACGGGTCTAAAGTTAACTAATGATCAATTAGTTGCTACGGACGCTAACCAAATGTTCTTTAAATATCAAACAGATGCTACAAATAGTGAAGCCTTTACTGATTTTACTAAATGGCATTTTGTTCATAGTATTGGTGGCACTGATTATATCAGTCAATTGCCAATTACTGTTGCAACAAACACACCATACCACTTTAAAATTGAAGTTGATTCAGATAGAAAAGCGGCAATTTTTGTAAATGGTGTACAATACAATGTAACAACTACTGCGGGCAGCACTGGTGGTACAGCGGTAACGACTGGTACTACTAAAACAGCAGCTTTGACAGACAACATTGATTTAATTCCTTACGTTGGAATTGAAGCAGGAGCGGCGGCAGCGGAAGCAGTCAACGTTCATTATGTTGCTTGTAGCAGAAACGTATACGAATAATAATTAACTCTCTGGGTGGAGTGTAATGACTTCACCCCTAGATAAGGAGTAAAAAATGGCAGACTTAGTACTAAACCAAACGGTTTATCAAGGCGAAAAAAAACTAATAACACATTATCAAAATGTTTCAGATAGTGATGGAGGCACAACTACAGTTGTTGATGTTTCAGCATTAACTGCAGACAGAAATGGCAATGCATGTGCAACGGTTACATTAAATAAAATATGGTATAGTATATCTATGACAGCAAAGGTAGACGCTGTTAAATTAATGTGGGATGCAGATACCGATGCAACTTTTTTAACATTAGAACAAAGTGGATTTTTAGATTATAGCTCTATAGGTGGAATACCTAATAACAAGGCTACTAACTACACTGGTGATGTTAAATTTGTTACGCCAGCGTGCACCGCTAATGATAGTGCCACAATTACGTGTGAATGGCTTAAGAATTACTAGGAGGTAGCATATGGCTAACACTACTTCCGGAACAGTAACGTTCGACAAAACATTTGCTGTTGATGAGATTATCGAAGAAGCTTACGAGCGAATTGGCTTACAATCTGTTTCGGGATATCAATTAAAAACAGCAAGACGTTCTTTAAATGTAATGTTTCAAGAATGGGGAAATAGAGGTTTGCATTACTGGGAAGTAGGCGATACCAATATTGATCTTGTTGAAGGTCAAGCTGAATATATTTTCTATAGAGCTACGGGCGATGGTACTTCTGCAACAACAGCTGGAGGAACAACAGGAACATCTACTTATGGCTTAGCTG